CTCCGGGCCTGATGTATGCCCCCAGTCCATAATGCCAAAGGCGCGAACCAGATTTGCTACCACTTCCGCATCCTTTAATACCGCAAGCGGTAAGTTCCTTAATAGGTTTTGAACTACTACTATATTCTTATTTTTCATCCCTTGTTTCCCTTTTTTATATTATTTCCATTTTCAGATATGCTTTATCATTATAGATGTGTATCAATTCCCATCCCAAGGCGCCCAGCGCATCGAGATTAGGAAAAACTATTTCGATATCATCCACATAATAACGAAACTTCCTTTCTAATTTATTTGCCGCCTCCTCTTTTTCCTGCGCATCAAGAACTTTTACAAAGCAGGCATCACATAAAATCGGCTGTTCATTTTCCATTGCCTTTTCATATGCCGAAGCTATTATTTCTAATTTCTCTCCACAAATATCACAATCTACCTCTACTTTTGGATCATCCATACCTTCCCCCTTTTTTATTCTCTGCGGTCAAATGGAATCGTAATTGCGAAATGGAACCAGTCCTCTTCAATCCCCAAATTCTGAACCGACGCTTCGTCGCAATCAATTCCTCCAAATGCCACCAAATCAAATAATGCGGACAACGTATCCACATATCCCCTTGCCGTTGCTGTTCCCGTTTCCTTTGGTACGAATATACTGATTTGTATAATCCCAAAATGAGATTTTAATGGGCTTCTGCCAAACTCTAACGCTTCCGAATCCCCTGGAAGGATTGAACACCTGATAAATGCCGTTCCCGGCGTCGGGACGTAATACACATTATCCCATGCAATGGGTGTTGTGCTCCATCCAGTAGCTAATCGGGATTCAATATCCACTCTCTCTTGAGCGTAGCTCATATCAGATCCTTAATTTGGTTTAATTTACGTTGCATTGAAAGTGCGGTATTCCTTATCCAGCCTTTAGCGGCTTGTTTGGATGATCCATATTCCAGTGGAAGTGCATACTGCAAATTGTTATGCAAGAACATGGTCTGTCCCAATTTGTATTGGGAAATGCCTTGCGACTGTTTTCCAAAATTTGCAGAAGTATCTTCCGTTGTGCTGGCGTCCATGGTACCTACAGAGGAACCCCAGTTTGCTTTAAATCTTCCGGTATCCACTGGGCTTTGGCGTATTACCTGTCGCAACCCATCCAGCACGATCTTCCGCACAAACTTGCCGCCATTTTTATTCACGATAGCTTTTATTTTGGTTTTCTCAAAAATAACTCTTGCCATTATACCCTCTTAATCATCGATCTCAGCGCTCGTAAACATACTATGTCGAATTGCGTCCCCCACTTCGGTTACTTCAACCCGGCGTAAACTAATCGTACATACGCAACGTCCTGTTACGTTTTCAAAAGTATTGATTATTTTATCTATTGCGGTTATTTCTGAAAAAACCAATTTCGTTATTTCCTTTTCTGCTACATTCCGTTTTTCATTTATTTCTTGTTGTAATCCCATTTTCCCCTCCCTTGTTAATTATTTATGCGCTCCGCCTTGTCTGGAATATCCATAATGCCCTGGCTGGATCAATCCCTACAGCTTCCACTGTCCACTTTTGGCTATTAGAATCGGTAATCACATCTGTAATCTTCGGCGTCGGCGTTAAATTCAGATTCGGGATGGAGGCTTTTTGATCAGTGGCCAATATCACGCCGCCTGCCGCTGTAATCTCTTCCGACAGATAATCCTCGAACAGAATCGCCAAACTCGCATAGTCGGTATCCGTCGAGGTGAAACCTCCGGTGGCGGGATTATAGACGGCAACCCCCTTTGACGTATAGGTGCAGGTCAATGGAATATCCCCAATAATTTTAAACGCCGTTTTCGCCGCTTTTTGGACTACATCTGCCAAACCCATACGGATATACCTCTTTACAATTTAAATGGATTATAGACCGGAAAACCCCCACTCAGCCCCCTATTTCAAGGAGAATAATAAACGTCGGTGACTACTGATAAGTCCACCCCGGTCTCACTGTCCCAATTATCGCCTGCGGCGGTGCTGGTATTCCAAGTATCAGTATGCAACTCCGCTCCGCCACCTGTGTGGATAGTGTTGAATCTGAAACCCACAAACACCATGCTAAAATCACACCAGCGGCTACTATCATTACACCTTTCAAAAAAACATTTGGTTTCCTAATCAACTCCTATATCCGAATTACTTCAGAAGTTCCTTTGAGACTTATTTTTGATCCCAGGAAATGGATCATATTCCAAACAGCGTCCGCGATTACAGGCGAGCGGTCAAACTTATCAATTACAAGTTTAATGGAACCCACCCCAATTTCCTTGAATCCTGCGGTGTCCGGGTCTCCCGTTCTGTCCGCGATAGCCAGCAGCCGGGCAAGTTCAGATTGCGCATTTTTCACTGAAGTTGGGATTTCATCGCTATCAATGAAATTTCCATTTTTATCAATCATCCCAAATCGGGGTAAATCCCGAGCTTGGTCAGAATCCGTCTGCCAGCCGTCCCAGTCCATTTGCTCTTCCATTACCCGGCAAGACATTACCGCGTATCCATTCTTGGCGGCATCCTCAAGAGCAGCCCAAGTGGAATCATGCGGATTGGAAAGCACCCATTCCGTTATTTCCGCAATCGTCACATAACTATTAGCACCAGTGACTCCTGTTCCGTCTTCAACTACCACCGTTATCGCCATTTTAAATGCCTCGCCACGTTAAATGTATATAATCCTACCAATCCAGCAAACAAATCGATTCTTGCCCACAAAACCCCCACTCAGCCCTCCTTTTCCGAGAAAATAAACGCATATTTAGACCCGGAAAGGAGCAGGGTGGGAAAGGAGGAAGCGACCGCCAAGGGGTAACGATCAAAAAACCACCCTGCTCCAGAGAAAATATTACTCTGCGATCTTCGCAAACGGAATTGTATCTCCAAGTCCAGTCGCACCCATCTGGATATTCCCGGCAGATAGTTGAATATTAAAATCATATCCAGCCGTGGACGTGGTAGTGTTAATATCCGTTATCCATCTGTTATTCACAACAAAAATATCATCCGATTCATCATCAATCGCCATACCAACTGCGCGAATATAATTATCAGTCACCCAACAATTATAAGATTCCGTTTCATTCCAGTCAATACCAATCGCGGCCGCAGATATGCGGTTATTGGAAATACGGATACTGTAATTTGGGTCAGTGTCATCGACAATCACAATTGCGGCTGTAGAAAATCCCAAACTGGCGGAAACCCTGGAAAATTCGCAATTATCAATAACCGCAAAATTGCTTTCTTCCATCTGTATACCAATTGTTGACAACGTACTTGAATCAAACAAACAGCCATGGAATTCAAGTCCCGCCTGCGTATCAATATCAAATATCGCAGTTGCCCCGGCATCAGTAAACATTAAGTTGTAAAACCGGCAACTCATATAATTAATAGTATCGGGGATTATCCACGTACCCGTAATACCAGCCTTACTGTAGCCATCATTAGCGCCGACACCAATAATATCAGTTTTCTGAGCCATCGCAGTGAAATCTTCCGTGATTTCATCACCACGGACATAGATAATATTACGAGCAGCCCACGCTCTATTTGAAGCAAGACCGATATTTGCATGACTCGCCGCCATGGCAGTTGAAAGCTTTTGATATGCAGTTGCCCAGGACGTACCGTCCCCAGAATCGTTAATTACATTACCGTCAACATAATACACCTGCCCGCCATTGCGCTGATTCGCGGCATCTTTCTGCAAATCCGTGCTTACGGTCGTGCTGTAAAGCGGCTGATTATATATCGCGGCGCTTCCTATCGTTCCCAAGAACAAACCCGTAACCAATGCTACGATTACGAAAATTGGGATTAAAAATCGTTTTTTCATCACATGCCTCCTTGGCATTTATTTTTTATTTCGTTCTGGAAAGTTTTGAAGATTTTATCGTTGTTTTCTTTTCCGGTTTTTCTTCTTCAACCTCTTCCGAAATTTTAACAACCCCAACTTCAACACTTGCTTCTGCTTCTATTTCAACATCTTCTTTATTCACATATAGTTCATGGATGTGCCTATCATACTCACTGGCATTGATTATAACGCACCCACCTTCCGCCGTTTCTGACACAATTTTAACAGTTTCTAATTTCATTGGTTCGCTCCTTTATTTTAGTAATGGAATGGGGCGGAAACTTAATCCCACCCCACCCGGTTAACCAGCCAGACGGCATGCTCTTTCCGGAGAAACTAAAGCGGTTCCCCACAGACAGTCAACATCCCAGATTGTCATTTTGTAGCCCCTGATCAATTCCAGGCGCATAATGAGTTTGGAAACAGGATCCTGAAGAACAACCGATTCCAGAACATTACCAGCAATTCGCTGCCCAAGCAGTTCTTTGATTCCGGCATCCGGTGAACGCATGGCAAGGCCAAACGCATCGCGGTGAAATCCAAGATTAACAACATGAGAAGCCTTTTTTGTAACAACATAGGTTGAAGCGCCAAGTGCTATTTTCAATGCAGGAGTAAATGTTACTGCTCCTGCGGACGCCGCGTCTGCTGAAACTACGTAGGTCTGGTCATCACCTGCGATGGTAAAGATATCACCTTCCAGCATACCAGTACCTTCCGTTCCGTAGGTCATTGCGATAGATTTAACACCAACGTCATACCCGTCAGCATTTGTTGCGATGGTTGCAGCTGTTCCGGCCGTATGCGTAGGGACGCCATCTTCCCCATACCAATCAAAGCCGAATATCTGGCCCAGATTACCAGTGGATTTGGTTCCCGCAGATCCCCTTTTCTCAGCATCAGAAAAAGGAGCCAGATTCAATGCAGCTGCTTCTGCAGCATAGTCCAGAATACCCCTACGATTTTCACGCGGGCAATACTGTTCAAGAAGGGTTTTACGAAGATTGGTGGCACTGGCAACTTCTACGCCAGAACCGAAAGGAGTGATTCCCGCTGTTCCCACATATCCATAAATGCCAGGATAGGTGGCGAAAACGGAATCATTGATTTCTTTGGCAAGAGCCTTGAATGCCTCTTCCATTTGAAGCGGTATGAAATCCTGATCAGCCCGAATACGGCCAACCTCAAGATCGCTCAAAGCGAAATCGGTATGTTTCCAATTATCCAACGCAATCTGCGCCGTAGTGGATTCTTGGCCAGGGGGCACCGTTACAGTCGCCGCAGGCGCCACATCTTCGGCCGTCTGTGCGGAAGACAGCGGAATATCAATCGTCTGTCCTTTTTTCTTTGCCTCAAGGGAATAGTCCGTATTAACCAATCTGGTCATAAGGACTTCGGGACGCAGGCACATCATGCCCCGCGCCAAAATTTGAGTTAAAATACTCGTCAGTGTGTTGTTTGATGCCATGATACATAACCTCCTGTGTAATCACCAGGGTAATCCCCGGCATTTAAAATTAATGGGAAATCCCTACGGGGACGCGCCACGTGACTACGGTCAGGAGGCTACTAATTAACTATTGCCAGTATTTTCTTATACTGCTTTCAATTTTCCAGTGGCCAGACTTTCAATCGTTTCCCCGGAAATATCCTGCCCGGAAATATGATCAATACTCACCTGCCCTGCGCCGGTCATCGGGATATGTACGCCACCTATTGCACCGCCGCCTTCAGACTTTTGGAATAATTGCGAAGTCGGAATATATGTCTTCGTCAAAAACTCCTCCAATCCAAGATTCGCATCCCCGGCCTCATTCTTCTTCGGAAGACCTTTGTCATCCAGGAATACAATTTCCTGCGTTTCCGGATCAATGCTCGCCAATTCCATTACATCGTTCTGCACATACTTCATGTTCCCCTCCGCGGGAAGGGCATGTCTGGTAACGAGCATCGCCGTTTGATTTGAAATCTTTTCTGCATTCCACCCGGCCTGTACAGCCGCCACCTTCTCTTTTTCAGTTTTAAGCTGGTCAAGATGCTGCTGTTCCAAGTTGGCCTTCAATACTTTCCACTCACCGGCTTCGGCCAAGCGATCATTTTCCAGCGCCTGAAGTTTGGCAACGGCTTCTGAATACTTTTCCGGGTCGATATCCTTGAACTTCAAAAGCTGAGTTTGTAATTCATCCTTTTCCTTTGCCAAGTTCCGGTTGTTCGTCCGGAACTCATCGAGCTTCCCTTTTGCAACGAATCCCTGAAGCACCCAAGCGCCGTCTTTCTCTTCATAGTGGTCTCGGAGCCCTTCGGGGATCTCTTCCTGGGTTTTGTAACTGGATTCTAACATTGTTTTCGTTCTCCTTTTTATGGTTTATTTTACTACTATTTTAATACAATCATAAATGCTCTAACTTTTCCCTTTTCAATGTCTCATAATATTCTTTATCTTCATCATTGCCACATTGTTCAATTTTTCGGCGCAATCCGGTAACACATTCCTCATTTTCAATACGTTCTTGATTCACAATATCAAAAATTTCATCGGATACATTCATCTTTTCAACGTCCCACTTTTTTCTATTTTATTACTTCAAACTGAATCCCGTTATCACCAGGATAAGGTTTCGTGTGATCAATCTTGCCTTTAATAATCGCATCCGGAATACCGTTTGGGTATGCCTTACATTTTCGCCCTTCTTCATTTTTATATTTGCAATAAGAACAAAATCCAAATGTATCGACAAAAGAAGTTATCATTTCCCGCCTCTTTTAACTTTTTGAAGAAAAATATCCTCTAAAAATGCAGGTAGCATTCCTTTTTTATACGCGCCTTTCGAATACTCAACATAGGCCTCCGCTAATGCCTCCCCATAATGCGAAGCGCCATACGTGCTAAATATGCCCCGAGTGCCGGGGGCGTCCACCCATTTTTGAAATTCATCTTCTACAGCACCCCAATGTTTTATCCCTTTTGGAAGTTCTTTATCCGTAAATGCTGTTTTTACATGCCCTATCTCATGCGTTGCAATATCTTTTGTGGATTGCACGGAAGTACCACGTTTAAATTTATATCGTAATTCATCCCAATTATAATTCAAATCCTTTGTATAGTATTTTTCCAACGCATTCGGGCAATGATCTACCATATCCGTTATTTTTGCAATATGCGTCATCCCTTTTGATGGTAGATGAATCCCCCATGTCAAAATATTTCCCGCAGCATCCACTTTATCTGCAAAACATTTACCACCCAGACCATCCCATCCCTTAATTGTCGATATATTTTTTACTCCCGATTCATGAAGAGCTTCCATATACTCATTAAGAACCTTCAAATCATCAATCCCAGATACAGCCACCCCCTGCGCTTGCAAAGCTAACTTTTCGGCATCCCGTATCGTCTTTGCAGGAACAAATCCCTTCTCCGCCGCTTTAACGCCCCGCAACTCCGTCAACAAGTATTGATTCCCCTTCGCATCCGCAAAATCCTTCAACGCCACCTTCCCACTTTTCCACAATTCCAATCGGCTCGGCCCCAGTATCTGCTTTTGGACATTCACAGG